CCTATTAGTTCATCTTCTTTTCTAAACTTTAATACTGATATTTGCATTACATTATCAGCATTTCCAGGGTTACCTTCAGTTTCTTTATCGCCATTAAAAATTAAATCTTGCGCTAATTGTTTATCTAGCTTTATTAGGTATACAGCCTGTCCGTCATCAAAATCTTGAAAATTACCAACTTTTGCGCTGCCATCTAATTGTGCGTTAGTTGTAACACCTCTTTCAAGATATTTAAATACTCTTGTTACTTTATAAAGTTGATTATCTATTGCTTTACCAGCAGCTACCTGAGCGCGTGATCTATCAAATCTTAAATATACATCATCATTGTCTGTATTATAAAGATTTTTATTTGAAGGCGATTCTTCAAGACCTGTAATAAGAGGCAATGTCGCATAGTTCCCTCTTGAGTCTGTAAATGTTTTATCAGTTCTTATAGCAAAGTGATAACCATTATCTAACTCATCATTTGTAACAAAACCTCTTAATGGTAAATATGATTGTCCTTCTCCAAAATTAGCTTGACTTGCAACTAAATGATTTGTATCTCCTCTAAAACCACCCTCCATTGGCGTTTTTGGGTCAGAACCACCAACTCTTGTTACAGATGAGTCAGTATTTTTTAAACCACCGCCATACATATGAAATTGTCTTGGGTCATCGTCTCTTTGATTACCGTCTAAAGATATTGTGCTTAAAACTTGTAAATTATTTAAATCTTCCTCACCTTTTAATTCTTGTAATAATGTAGAATTATTTTTTATTTTTATAAAAAATTTACCCTGGTATTCTTCTTTACCGCTTTCATCTACAGTATCTACTATAACCATTTTAACTCCACCTCCATAAGAATTGGTTGATCCGTCTAAAGTATCGTCTCCACCAACTAATGTAGCACCTGCATTAACAGTGCCATCAGTCATATCAAACAGCTTGTCTTGCTCAAAATTTTCATAAAGAATTTTTACATCGTCACCAAATTCTTCAGTAAAATGTAATTCAAAATCATTATCACCTGGTAAATCTATTTCTTTATTAGCAACGGTATAAATATCTGTTTCACCAGCGCCAGTAACAAACTTTACTTTAGCTCCGGGGTTTAAAAGATTATATGCCTGTGTGCTAACACCATCTGTAGTATCACTTTCTATAACATTACCATTATTTATGTTATTATCTTGAAACCTAAACATTGTGCTAACAGTTATTCTGTTTCTTCCAGGCACAGGTGTTGATCCTGGTTTTAATAAATGCTGGTCTCTATCTTGCTCTAGATTTTTACTAAAAACAAATATATCTGGCACATAAACTTCTTTCAAAGGCTTTGCTAAAAAAGGTGGTGGACCTGTTGTAAATTTATCTAATACTTTAAATTCTTCCGTAATATCAGAAACATTATTTCCTCTTTTCTTTTTTAATACTATAGCGTCATCAACATCAACTTTATTAACATCTGCAGATGGTACGGCTATATATATAAAACCTTCTTTATCTTGATAAAAGCTATCACCAATAAAATTATGAGTTGTAGATGAAATTTCTTTTATAAAATATTTATATGAATTAGCAAATGTAGGTGCATTAGAAGTTGTTTTAACTGTAAATTGCGTCATAAATGAAGCGCTTTCTTGATCAACTTTTATTATACCACTATCATCAGTTAATACTGGTGTTTGTCTACCAAACTCATCCATATATACAATACCAAACTGATATGTTCTTTTTGATTTTATAGATTGTCTTTCATCTCTATTTGAAGAGCCCGGATTATATCTATTTTTTAATTCTATTTCAAAAACAGGTTTTACATCTGCATTACCAGAATCTATTAAATTAAAATTTTCTGTATAATTACCATATATTAATCTATTGGCAGTAATTTCTTGTGCTAGTGCTTTTCTAGGCACATTGTCGAATAATCTTAATAATTGATTTGATGGTAATGTTTTAAATATTTGATCATCTTTTACAGTAAATGTGCTGGCAATAGTTCCATTACTAGCTCTTTTAATTGTATCAACAAGATAACAATTTGTACTTACAGAATCTTTATATATTACATCTATTTCATCAACGTCGGCATGTATATTATGTGATAAGCCTGTTAAAGTTAATGCCCTAAGACTATTAACCATAGCTAAATTTGCACCTGCTTTTATATCATATTCTATTCCAGTGCCTGCCCCTACAGTGGGGTCTGGTAAAAATGCAGCATTAGAAAATGAAGAAAAACAAGAATATTGTCCGTTATTATATTTATATCTATATGCAAATCTAGGAAACTTTTCTTTAAATAACGGCTCATCTTCTTCTAATATACATGTAAACGTTACTGGACCGCCTGGTGATTTTTCTGAAATAGTTAATAATGTTGCATTAGAAAACACACCTGCGTTGCTGCCTCCTTGTTGAGTATAATTACTAGCTAATTTTACTCTTGCTTTAATTGTTTTTATAGTATTATCTGATTCTGTAAATTTATGGGTCAATATAATTACGTCATTAGCTTGATAATTTGGATCTGTTGCCGTTCCGTTAGCGATTTTAAATTTACTAACGCCTGTTTGAGAAGATGAAAATTGAAAGCCAATATCTACTGAACTTACTAAATTACCAACGCTATCCTGAGAACCAAAGTCTACATCTACAAATATAGGTGTACCGCCCGCAGTTCCTTTATCATTTCCACCGCTAGCTCTAACAGAGCTACTCATGGTTAATAATGGTGCTGATAAAGGTGATTTTTTAATAACAGTTATTCTTTCAGCTGTTAAGCCTGATGTTGTTCCCGCTGAACCAGAAGTTTGTCCTCTCCAATATTCAATATCAATTTGCCTAGGCTCATTTAAATTATCTGTAAAAAATAAAAAGCCATCTAAAACATTAGTACCTGTTATATAATTATTAGTATTAAAATTTAATACATTTCCGCTATCAACTAATATTGTATCATATGTGTTTGTAGCATAATCCCATTCAGCAATTAAATCTTTAGCTGAAGAAGTTATAAACCAATACACCTTGCTGTTCTCAACATCTTTAGCTACACCTATACATTTTGCATTAGTTAAGCTAATTGTATCTCTTTGTGTATTGCCTAAAATATTTTTTAATGCACCTACATCGCTTCCATCAGAATAGTCAACGTCTATATTTAAAGCATCTCTATATTCACCATTAGGAACTAATCTTTCATCAAGGTCTTTATTCATTTTACCTTTAATAAAAGCATTTTTAATTTCTGGCATACTCTAGTGTTTAATTCTTTTTGATTTATTTCTCATTACTTGCGCTAGCTCGCGTGGATTAAGATTTGCTAATCTTATTTTTGCATTTCGCATTGCCGCGAATCTATCTCTTTTGTATCTATTTATTACATATTCAGGTGCATTTGATCTTGCACTCATAACAGCATATACTATGTGTTTATATATTGCTTCTTCTGCAAACTTATGTACACGCATTTCTGAATCAGTGCCCATACCATCAGAAACATATTTTAATGTTATTGTTTGATTAACTAGTTCAGAGCTAAAATGTATTATACCTCCAATTTCGTCTATGACAAAATGTCCATTTTTATTTGTTAATTCTGGATTAATACCATATCTTTGCCCAAATTCAGTAATTCTTTCATTTAAAGAATCTATATTGTTTAAATTATTATCATTATCTGTTCCAGCATTTAAATTTGCGTCTTTAAATCTTGTTTGAGTTGCTGGCGTTTGTAATAATAGGCTATCATCATCATCAAACAGATAAGAACCAGTACTATTTTGTGCTATTGATTCTGATGGAATTGATGTATGTCTAGCTGGATATAGGTGATGTTCTACCCCTAATTCATCCACTCTTGATATTTGTACATAATCAACATAATCTTGGGGCATAACCATAGATAAACTATCAGGAACATCTATTTCTTGTATTTTTTCAACCCTTGTTAAATCATAACTAAACTCTTGTATACCTCTTTTAGCATGAAATAAAACATCTGTTCTTTTTATTCTAGGTATAATTTTATCTTGGCCTACATAAGAAACCATAAAGTTGCTTACTATGTCGTTCAAAGATATATATCTGTAATTACCAGCTATTATAGGATTTGTAAGTTCAACTTCAATAATATCACCTGCAGATCTACCTGATGTAAATATTATTTTACCAGCATTAGAACCTGTTTGAGAATAATTATATAAATTATCGTCAACCTCTATTCCGTTTACAAAAACAATAAATTTAGATTTTGAAGTTGGTAGAGGATCTAACGTTAATAAAAACTCAGTTTGATTCGCGGTAGCTGTAAATTTTTGTCCTGGTGTATAATATTGATATTGTGTTTGATTTATAAATCCCATATCTTATGCTTTTTCTTGTTGTATACTTTTTGTATCTTCTCCGCTAGCCACTGCATAAATAGAATTATCTTTTATTACAATACCTGCCAGCGCTAATATTTTAATTACTAATTCTGTTTCTTCAGATTCATGAAGTTCAAAATTAACTGAATTTGCTACATCATATAGCCCAGTACCACTGTTTGCAGCCCAAGCAACATTTGTAGGAACCTTTATATAGTTTACAAATATACCAGATGTTATTTGCGTATTGTCTGTACCATAAACTTTTATGCCAGCATTATCTCTTATATAAATAGGGTGTTCATTTGTAGGTTTGGCTAAAGGTGATCTTCTAATATATAGCCATTCTTTTTGTGTTATTTGCTCTATTTCTCTACAGCTAGGACAGTTGTTTAATATAGAGCCTAATCGGTATAAATCAGCCGGTAAAGTTGTACCTCCTGAAACTGATACACCAGTTTTTTCAAATATACTGATTTTTTCTTCAAGTATATTTAACATGTCGGCATAGTCCGTTTGATTACCAGGTATTCTTCCAAACTGATTTAAGTCATAAAAATACTGCTCAAATATATCAAGCTGGGCTTGATTTGCAATAGTGTTAAACTCCTGAGGCGTAAGATAGCCTCGTTGTTCTTTATTTGTTATAGCTAATACTCTTTGGTATACTGTATTTACGTTTACTGCCATTATATTATTATTATAGGTTAAAGGCCCACAAAAGCAGGCCTCTACCTACATTTTGTTTACTTTAGTTTCTTTTCAATTGTTTGATATACTTCAACACCTTCATCGGTCTTAAAATATGATGCTAAAGCAGAATATGGATTTTCATCAAATGGAACTGTCATAAGTTTTCTATCATTTGTACCCCACATAAATGTTCTTTGATCATTAGAAAGTTTTATAATACCCATTTCAGTAGCTTTAATACCAACATTTCTAATATTTATGTTTTCATCATTTGCTAATTCTAAGAACAAATAAGGATTTTGCCTAGCAAATAGTAATCCATCTCTTTTAATCTCCTTAGAACTCATGTTAGATACCTTATTTCCGTACTCTGATCTTAATATAGCTTCCAGTCTGTCTACATCTAGCGTTTGTGCTAAATTTAATGCACTAATTTCTGCTTCAAGATATTCCATATCACTTTCAGCAATTTTTACAGGATTATATTCTTTAAATTTTTGACCATTCCAAGGATGATAATCTAAAAATTTTTGTAATACTTGTTTTTCTTTTGGTACATATAATTGCCCATCTCTAAAAATAATTTGACCTAGTCTTTCTGGCCCTTTCATTTCATCAACAAATATTGTTTTTTGATTTTCACAATATTTTATTTCTCTTTCATAGCCTAATTCTTCATCAAACCAATAAATTGCCCTGCTTTTTAATATATATACAATAGGTGTTTGATTTAAATTTAATTCATACACTTTGTCTTTATATATTGGTTTTTGTTGTTTTTTAACCTCAACTGGTTTTTTTATAACTTGTTCAACTTTTTGTTCAACAGGTTTTTGTTTTTTTGTTTTTTCCATAATATAATATAATATAAGTTAAAATAAAAGGGCGGGGTGCCGAAGCACCCGTTCCTTTATATTAATTGTTAAGAGTCAAATCTGATAAAGTTATTAGCAGCTTGTACTACTAAACATCTTTCAGAAAGATAGTGTACTTCCATCTTATCAATACCTGATGCAGTAGCTCCGCCAACTGATCCAGTAATCCAAGACTTCATTCTTCTATCATCTACTTCAGAAGCTCTATATCTTACGTGTAAGAAAGGTCTTCTAACATTTTTACCTAACATTTGGTCATACACTGAAGATGTACCAGCAGGTACTAAAAGTCCTTTTAATCCACCTACTAAACCTCTTGTAGAAGCATCATTAAGATATTTCCAGTCAGTTTTGTAGAAGTCATAAGAACCTCTTCTAAATCCGTTAAAACCTAAGTTAAGAGCCATGTCAGCTGAGTTTTCAAATACACCGTAATTAACACCTCCAACAGTGTGAGGGTTTAATCCAGCAAGTATATCATCAATAACTAGATTAGCGTCTCTATCTAAGAATAACATATTTTCTTCAATAGAACCTTGCTTATCTAATTCTTTTAATAAATCATCAAACTCAGATAATACAGCGCCAGCATTAAATTGATTAGTCGCAACGATACCTCTTGAGCCGATTGCAGATAATAAACCTTCAGAACCAGCTGGTATAGCTGCAGCAGCAGTTGAATCAGATTTTTCTGCTTCAATCATTGTCATTTCTAAATAGTCTTCAAATCTTACTCTAGTATCTCCTTCAGATTTTAAATACCATAGGTAACCTGCTTGTCCAGCTTCTCCACTTACTTCAACCCACCCAATTTGAGCAGTATCAGAACCAGAAATTTCAAAGTGATCTTTGATAATCATTGGCTTATTAGTGAAAGATTTGAACACAGGCTCTACAGAATTTAACATGGTATCAGTACCTTTTCCGAATTCAGAACCGTAAACAAAGAATTTAATATCTGCAGCGGCTGCAGCGTTTACTCCAGCTAAATCGTCCATGTGTTCTGCACCGTAAGGTCTAATTGTTAAAGTGTCTGTAGCAGCTTCAATACCCGCTGTAACAAACCCTTTAAATACAACACTACCGATTACACATACAACTGTAGCTCCTTTTCTTACTGCGTGAGCTTCTGTTGCACCTGTATCAATACCTTTAATTGTGCCAACAACACCAGTTTCAGTGTTGACTTTAGCTGTGTATGCTAGGTGTAATCTACCTTGCTCAGACCAAATAACTTGATCAGAAGCCATAGGCATTTCAGCACCTACCATTCTCAAGAAAGAAGAAACAGATCTGTTCCCATATCTTTCAACTTCTTGAGCATATAATTCAGGTAAATATTGCTGTGACCAGTTTGCTCCACCTGAACCATGAAAATTTAAATAATTACTCTGTAGCGTCATTTTTTGAGCTGCAGGCGTAACTATACTGCCGGCCAATGGGCCAGCAAAAGAATTGTCATTTGCCATTTTTCAAAAGTTTTTAATAGTTTTTTAATTTTAGTTTAATTCCAGATGAATTTTCGCCTAAGACTCTTGCTTTTATTCCACCAACTTCTACCTCTTGATGCCCTGATCGTGGGTCCATGTTGATATTTTTTGCAGACTTAACAGATTCTTTAATAGCATCTGCTTTGCCCTGCTCATAAAAATGTTGAGCTATAGCGTCAGAATTCATCGCGGTAAATAAAGCTTTATGATAACCAGGAGCATCAGCCATCTTATTTTCTTTATCTAAGAACCTCTTAGTAAAGTTATTGATGTCGCTTTGGGTCTCTCTAACCTTATCTACATTTTTCACATTAAACCTAAATCTCTTATCTCCGACATTATATTCAAAACCTTTGAACTTATCGTTAAAAAGCGAATTGGTTTTATTGTTAAACACATCTCTTTGAGATTGTGTTATTTTTTGTTGCTGTTCAGTCTCCGTATTATATCTATTAAAAAAGTCCAATGCTTTTTTAGCTTCAGGAGTTAATCTGTTACCAGCTTTAATTTCTTTATAATAATTAGCTTTTTTATTTTCAAGATGATATTTTGCTTCTGCAACTTCTTCTTTAAATGCTAATTTTTTTCTTTTAATATCTTTTGCGTCATCAACTTCTTCGTCATATGAAAATTTATCATCAATTAAAAACGCAATTTCATCTACTGACAAATGGGGTTTTGTCTGAGTATAATACTCATGCAATAAATCCATTTGTTCAAATTTCTCGTAATCTTTATTTAGTGCAACATAATCTTCTAATGTACCCCCAGTTTCATTCATAAACTTTACTAAGTCTTGAATATTTTCTGGATAATCTATTGATTCTTGTGCTTCAACTTCCGGTAATACTTCTTCTTGTTGCGGTGTGGTGTCGGCAACTTCATTGCTTCCTTCCACTCCTGTATTGTCAGTTGTATCTTCTTCATCTGTAATTTCTTCTAATACCGCTTCTTCTTCTTCTGTTTCTTCAGCTACTACTTCTTCTTCTTCTTCTCGTATTTCTTGCAATCCCACTTCGGCTTCCTGCCCAACTTCTTCATTCTCGCTGCTTCCGCTAGACACGCTATCTTCTGTTTCTTGTTCTTGAACGGCATCTTCTTCTTGTTTTGGAGGTTGTGATAAATCTACTTTGTACATACCAGACTCTTCATCAAACCCGGCGTTTTTTTGTACTTCTTGTTCTTTTTCTTGTAAAGACTTTTCTTCAGTCTTTACGGCTTTTACTTTAATTTTTTCTGCCATAATAAAATATTATATGATTATACAATTTATATATTACTTAGGATCAAATGTTCCTAAGCCAAAACCACCGCCTAAAATGTCATTACCACCAGATTCAAATTTTTTAGGAGGTAAATTATTTTTACGTTGGTTAATAAGTTCGCTTTGTTGAGAAGCCTGTATTTTAGTTCTCTCATCTTTACGATCTTCTTTTTCTTTAATTTTTTTAGATTCTTTATTTGCCTTCACACCCTGTAGCTGCATGTTCATTTCAAATTCTAATCTCATTAATTCTTTTTTCAAATTAGCTTCTGCCATTAATTTATTCATTTCCATTTGGTTTTTAGCATTTTCTAATTGAATTTTACTTTGAGTTAATGCTTGTTGTTTTTGAACTTCAGCTTGGGCTGCAACTTGTTGTGCCTGCGCATTTGCCTGTGCTTGCACCTGTATATTTTGTTGAGCTACTTTTTGGTCTCTTTGTAATTTTCTTTTTCTTCTTAACTTTAATAATTGATTAGCAAGCTTAACATTTTTAATTGTTCTTATATCAATAGCATCTTCTAATTCAATATTATTTTGGCCTATTGCTACTTGAATATTATTTTCTAATGTTTGCTTTTCTTCTTCATCCGGTTCTAGTTCAATAAATATTCCAAAGTCATGTAAATGTAATTCTTTTAATTCTGCTAATGTTGCAACATTATGTGCACCTATGCTTTGTATAAAAGCATTTGCAGTTGGCGAATATTCTAATACATCAGATATTCTTAATGCTACTTTTTCTGCAGTTTCAGCTGTTAAAAACAAACCACTTTGTAATATGTGTCTTGTAGCTGTATTGCTATTTGCAGCCGCTAATTTTTGAATACCAACTAAAGCATGTCTATCCGGGGTGCTTGCGTCTCTTGCCTCATTTAAACCTGTAGCATCTCTAATCATTTGCATATAATAGTTATATGTACTTATTAATGCTGCTAATTTATTAGTACCTGCTGAATTACTTATTTCCTGTATTGGCACTTTACCAGGATTCATGTCCCCATCAGAAGTAAAAGATCTACCAATAATGCTACCAGTTTGGAAGAACATGTTTAAAGCCTCTTGTGGATTATAATTTGTTCCATTACCTAAATCAACTTCCGCTAAACCATCTGCATCAACATAAACGCCGTCAGGGACCATTCTTGCTAGTATTTGTTGAATTTTTAAATGCGTTAACTGTATCATATCAGCAAATCCAGTTATTCTACTTACTAATGATTCAACTTTACCATTATATAGTCTAGGTGCAACTAATGAATAATTTAACTTAACTTTATTAGCATCACTTTTTTCGCGCAACATATTTTCACAAAGATTCCATTTTAAAAGTTTTTTAGCTCCAGGTATATATACACCTTCATAAAGAACTTCTATATTTCTTGCAATTCTTTCAAATTTTAAACCTTTAACTGCTGGAGGATTAAAGGCATCTGATTTTTTAATAATTTTTTCTGCACCGCTAGCAGTTTCTTTTACTTTATATACTTCATTCATATATGATTTATAATTAAAATATAAAACTTCTATAAAGTTATTATCTTTTTTATCATACTGTTGAGTATATCTATTAGTATTATATCTATTGCTTCCGTTTTTAGTTAATTCTTCAATATCTTCATTAGTTAAATTAGGAAAATCTTTCTTTAAATCATTTATATTAACAGATTTCATTTCGCCTATATAATATAAATCATCAAAATAAGGAGAGTCACTATGCGAATAAATTAAATTAGCAGGGTCTACATATTCTATTTTAATTCCTTCCGATTGTGAAAAAACATTTTTAACACACCCCATACCAATTACAGCTAAATCATAATAAAATCTTTTCTTAGTCAGCTCATAATTATTTTGATTAAAAACGGTTGTAATTGCCTGTTCTTCTGCAATTTCAATTGCTTGTTTATAATTAAGTTGCATATGAAGTTGTAACTCTTCATCATTTTCAGGTAATTGATTTTTTGGTGTATTATATAAATCTATACCAAAGTTTTCTTTTATAAATTCAGTAATAGGAATTGTTTCCATATCAACCATTAATGATTGCATATATGATGTTCTTTTTTGAACACCATAAGGGTCCTGCGAATATGCTTTTATATCATATGTTCTTTCTGCAATACCATTAACTACTATATCTACAAACTTAGGTATAATAGGAACTGGCTTCCAATCTAAATTAAGATAAGACATATCACCGTTAATAGATAATTCATCTTTATATTTTTGTATACTTTGTTCCCCTCTTGCGTATAACCTTAGTTTATGAAAATTATTTTGATTATGTAAATATCTGTTTATACCAGATGATCTTTTAAACCATTCATTTTCTATAGCTTTAGCAACTTCTAAGCCATACTCCATAGACAACTTTTTGTCATCGCTAGCCGTTTGACTTGGAAAGTAATTTTGCATAACTGATTCAGCCATAATTTTTAATTATTTTAGATATAGTACCTTTATTTTCGTATTTTGAAAAATTAATATTAAGTTTTGGTTTAACTCTTGTAGCATTTGGTTTGTATTTATTCTTATTGCATGCCATAATAGCAAGCCCAGAACTAATAGCGGCATCAAATTTTGTTCTTTTATTTATATCAAACTTAGCCCAATCATTTAATGTTGTATTAAAATACAATGTACCATATTGCCCTTCATTAATAATACCAACGTAATCGTTGATATATGTTTCAATTGCAGCAGCGTGAGCTTGTCTTATGTCTTCGCTTGAGTTAGGTATACCACCTATTTCTTTTTCTGTAATTGATAATTTATTTCTAGCTTTATCAGGTCTATTCATTGAATATCCTCTATAGCCTCTTCTTTTTAAATAATATAATAATCTAGGTTTATTATTTTCTGCTAATAATGGCATGCCATAAAATACTAATGCCATTAACACATCTTCAAAAAACATTTCAGCAGTTTGTGGGCGAGCAATATATTCTAAAAAGAAATGATTTGCAGGAGCATTTTCCATGCTAAATTTAGTCAAACCATGTAGCGCCCCTTTTGATCCTTGTCCATCTGTTGTTCCTGATATATCATAACTATCACAGCCAAAAGCCCCCATATGTTCATTGCCAGGGTATTTAATACCATTTTTAATTATAATATTATTTTGTTGTTCTACATTCGGAACCCAGCTGATTTTAAACCTTCCGTTAGGATTTGGTGTAAACTGGACTTTTGTGTCTTTAATTCCATTTTGCCACGTAAAGCTGCCAACGGTAATCTGTGACAGATTTGCAACTTCATCATTGTAATCAATTTGTTCGTAAATTTTTGCTAAATTAAATATACTATTTTTTGTTTCGTCTCTAAACGCGTGTTCTTCCGTTCTTGGAAACTGTCTATAAAATTCGTTTAAAGCGTCTTGATCTTGCTTTAACCCTTCAACTTCGTTTTCCCAATGTTCGATAACTCCTGTTGTAATCTCATCACCATAGGGGTCTTTAACGATTGCATCTGGGGTGTCGAATACAGGTAATCCATAAGAATCAATGAATCCTTCGTAATTCCATTCCATAGGAATGAACAAACTATATAATCCTGAGCGAGTCTGTCCATTGCGGTTTCTTTTGGTAACATCTGAATCATGGTATAATTTTTTAAAGTTTTCCCCTCCTTTGTCTGCTGAGTTACTAGTTGAACCCATCATACATTTGCCTATTACTCTACTACCTAGTCGTAAGGTGGTTTTCGTAACACGCCAGTTGTTGAGGATGTTCTCGGGGCGTTCCCATTTGCCGGCTTCATCATGTACGAGGAGGGCAAGCTTCTCCCCATCGTAGGAGTTATCACCTGTGTTCTTCCAGTCGATGGTGGTGTCAAGTCCCTGTATATCCTCAATGGCTTCGTTGGTGGTAAGCTTTCTTCTGGTAAACTTACTGGCTGGGACACGGTAGGCAAGTTCGGTTTTGGGACGATCCATTCCGTCCTGGATGGGTTTGAAAAAGAATGGGTAATTGACAGATATGGGTACCACCTTATCGGTGAACATCTTCTTAGCATCGGCACCGGACTTAGATAATATACCATATCTAGAGTCGGAAGATATGGTTGCCAAGTTAACCACCTCTCCGCTTGCCATGAAAGAAAAACCAGATCGCCTGTTCTTAAGGTAACACATCCCATAGGATCGTGTATCTGCCTTACAAGCTTCCCAGAAAATAAAGAATAATCTATTTGCTTCTCTAAACTCTGGCTTCCCGACGTCAATCTTAGTCCACTGCAAGTACATGTAATGAGTACCACTAATATAAGTAGGAGTGCCTTTGTTATAAAACCAAAAACCTTCATCTCTTTTAGTGAATTCATTATCAATATATGCATGCCATTTATTTTTAAAATCTGCTGGTAGCTCTCTCCAGTCAAATATTGTTTTTACTTTTTGTAATTCTTTTGGGTACTCTTGAGCCTCCCATTTATCATTACCTTTAAATACTTGTTTAGGCTGTTTTGGTAAAGCTATTTTTAGGTTTTGTATTTCATATATTTCACCTATCATTCCCGTTTTGCTTATAACAATAACGTCATGCTCTTTATTATAGCCGTATTTCCATTTTTTACTTTTATTAAGCCTTTTAATAGTATTAATTCTAATAGGCTCTATAACGCTATATAATGATTGTTTATACATTACTTAGATCTTCTTTCTGCAAACCCTTTAAAAGCTACTTGTGTATTTTCTAAAGGTTTATTATCTAATAATGCCTTTTCCTCTTCAATACGATTAAGTATTTCAAAAGCATCAAATATTGCAAGTTTTTTTGTTGCAGCTGCATTTTTTAATCTATCAGCAGAAATGTCATCTTCTGTTTCTACTATTGGCTCTTTAGCAACTTTTATTAATTCTTTAACAGCTTTATGTCCAGCTTGGATTATATTCTTTTTCGTTTCCTTGACGTTCATACTTAATAGATATTGAATTAGTTAATACTCTATATAATCTTTCGCCATCAATAATGAATTCATATTCACTACTTGGCGTAAACCCAACTAAATCTTCCTTTTTAATATCTTTAAGTTGTTTATCAACATATTTAATAATCCCTCTATATGGAATTTCTTTTTCTAATAATATATTATTTGATTTAATTGGTTTGATGAAGCAATACCCTTTAGGGACAAACCATTTATTATTTCTTTTATATAAAAATATTTGGTCTGATTTTACAAAATATTTATTATCTTCCCAATAACTTCTGCTATTTTGCTCTATACCCCTAACGTTATACCATCTACGAAAAACATTATGATGTACTATAACTTCATCCCCAACTTTTATATCAGTATTTTCAGATTTAGGTATGCTTAATACAATTCCAACACGACTTACATATCGGTGATCAGATATTTCTGAATTTAATATCAGCTCTTTATCACCGATTTGTTTTATATTGTCGTATCTTTTATTTTTTGGTTTAATTATAAAGTCAAATATACTTTGCATTAATATTCTAAATTATATTCAACAGATACTGCCATGTTTTTATTAAAGTCTTTCCAAGGCAAAACATCGTTTCCTTTTTTTATAAATATAGAAAATTTGTTTTCTTTTTCAACTATATCGCATATAGTGTGTCCGCCATATACCTCTTGACCAACAGCATAATGCATTGCATCATTTTTATAATCTCTTCCAATACTAATCTTTCTTATCAGGCTCATTTTCTTCAATTTCTCTTAGGGTGCCGTCAGTTAAATTAACCGAAACTTTACCGTATTTTTCCTCTAACATTTCTTGAGTCTTAGCCAGCTCTGCTTGTACTTGATTAATCATACCTAGAGCGGCAGTTTTTTGCACTTCTAAGCCACCAACTTGCATTTGCAAGTTATTAATTTTTTGTACTTGTTCTTGAATTATTTTTAATTCTTCATCCGTGATTTTTAAATCATCTGTTTTCTTTGTCATAAAATTTAATTTTAATTGTTATTACTATGTTTATATCATTACGTATTTTACGTAATTTTTACTTTTATTAATTTAATGCTAGAGGCTCTTTATCGTAAGTTCTACCTTTAGGATCAAATTTTTCACACATCCAAAACATACCATCTTGTTTCCATTGCCCGTGTCTTCTTGCTGCTGAAGGGTGTGTTCTGTCTTTATGCTTCGCAAATTCCCACACTCTACTGCCCGTACCTTTTATATCATCTAAAGATTTAACATAATACATTTCAAAAGGCCCTAATTCTTCAGCGGCTTGCATTAAAATTGGTAAATTATTATCAATTTCACCTGTTATACAAATATCTATATCAGTTGTTTTCCATCCTTGTAAAAGGCCACCAACTAAATATAATTTATAATGCGCCCAATCCATTTTTAATAAATCATGAATGCAACCTACATATATAGGATCATCTGTAGTTTCCATCCATGGAACTAATTGCAAGCCTCCGTTTACGTATCTAATTTTACCGTTTGTTTTAATATTTAAATTATCCGTGTTTAAATTTTCCCAATATCCCATATCTTATATATCGTAATCTGTTAATTCTATTACTATTGTCATTGAAACTTCTCTCCAATATTTGCCTCCAGCACTTTTTTGATACATTATATTAATTTCATCACCAGCGGCAAAAGTATTATTTGAGCTTGGAAACCAATTTATAGTTGAGCTAGATGCAGATAATTCTCCACTTGTTGCTGTGCTAACACCGTTTTTATAGTATTTTAATTCTGTTGTGAAGCCAGTACTTAAAGAGCCATTAGTATTTTTCATTATTATTCTTACAACTCTACCTGCATAAGGCGCAACAAATGTGTGCTCGCCATCCTTTGCTCCTGCACTAACATCATCTACAGTATTTCCTAAAGGAACCAATATATTAGAAGTAGTTGAGCTATCATCTCCCCAACCAGTATTTATAATACAAGGTATACTTCTATCTAGTATATTCCCTGATGCTGTTATAGTTCCTGTAACTTGTACTCCACCACTTTTAGTAGCAAATTTTTCATTACCATTATGGAAAAGTTGTACTTCTGAACTTGATAAACCTACAACAGCGTTTTCATTAGTATCAGTTTGTAAATAAAAATTACCAGACCTAATATATAAATTACCAGTTCCAGTTTCGTCTATATAACTATTACTTCCGTCATGATATATTGACAAATCAGCGCTATCACCAAATTGTGCTTTTTCATTATCAGTCCATCGCGCGTCTTTACTAAATTTTACATAATCATCACTTGTATCATAACCTATTATTTGATGCGTCAAACTTCTTAATGCCCAATCATCACTCATTATTCTTAATTCACCGGTAAAATTTTCTATATATGAATCAACTGAATTATGATATATTTTTAAATCATCACTAGTACCAAGCATAACTTTTGCACTATCAACAAATCTTGCATCTTTATTAAATTGTACTCTAGTATTACCTCCATCAAGGAACATGTATGTAGCTGTTCCGCCGGATCCATCATCACTTACAAATTTAATATCACCATCATTAGCATCATTACTTATAATTAAATCACCTGCTGCATTAGTTATTGTGCTATCAGTACCATCGTGATATATTTGCATATCGCTAGAAGCCCCAAACTGAGCTCTTGCGCCATCTGCAAATCTAAATGATTTAGAACTTTCTATTCTTTCAGTTCCACCATCTACTCTAAAGTATTCTGTTATACCGCCAGAACCATCATCACATTTAAAAGAAATATCAGCATCATCTACTGTTTGAGCAATTATTAAATTACCAGAACCTTGTGCTTTTATATTTGAATTACCATCGTGATATAATCTTAAATCAAAACTACCGCCTATGTTTAAAAATACATTATCATATAAAAAAACAGATTTTGCAAACTGTACATTTTCAGATCCGCCATCAATCTTCATATATGTAGCTATTCCTCCAGAACCATTATCAGACTTAAAGACTATGTCTTTATCATCATTATAATTTACAATATTTAAATTACCTGTATTGTTTTCAATAAAAGAATCTGTTGCATCGTGATAAATATCTAAATCTCCTGAATCACCAAACTCAGCTCTTACATTGTCAGAAAATCTAGCATTTTTACTAAATCTAGTAAATACAGCAGAGCCATCTAACTTAAAGTATTCAGTTACTCCACCAGAACCATCATCAGAGAAAAACTTAATATCAGCATCATCAGCCTCTTGTCTAATTTGAATATCTCCTGAAATTACTTGTTTTAATATTGTATTATTACCGCTTGTAAATAATTGCCCATGCTCATTGCTACCAACTCTTAAAGAACTAGTGTCTGTAAGAGTAAATACTTCTTGAGCTTTTACTCTTTTATTTTGCCCATCTATGAAAAAATATCTTGTAACGCCACCGCTAGCGTCATCAGAATAAAACTCAATATTTTTATCATCTGCGTTTTGATATATTTGTATATGACCAACTGCGTTATTTATTGCTGATACAGTTCCGTTATGATGTATTGTAAAATCACCACTAGTTCCAAACTTAGCTTTTATATTATCATTTAGTATAATATCACCAGTCATAGTACCACCGGCTTTTGGTAAGCCACCAATAGCACTTAAAAATTGTGCGGCATTTAAATATGATAAAGTTTCATCCGCGTTTATTCTTATGTAAGAGGCAACGCTTACATTGCCTAGTTGTGCAAAATTAGTACCAACTGTTGTAAATGTGGGTAAACCTGATATATCTACACCATCAACTGTACCAACAACAGATATATCACCTGGAAATGACCAATTACCAGCGTGATTAAATGTAGTTTGATTGAAACCTGAAGAATTTGCTGACCTAGTAAATAGTGACATTAAACCACCCCTACTGCCTGAAGTGCCTCCTTGTGTACTTGTTCTAATTATAGCAAGTCTATCATCTGTGCCTTGCGCTGTTGTGCTAAGCCAATTAACATCTGCAATTATAGTTGAATCACTATTTGTGTCTCTTCTAAGATGAATATTGCTAATATTATCTCCGCTTCTATCAATAGTTAAGTCACCTGTCATAGTATCACCTGACTTAGATAACTTGCCTGAAATAGCTGTAGCGTTTGTTGCTATTCCAGAAATATCTTGATCGCCAGTTAAAGTAGTACCATTAGCTGTTACATTACCTGAAGCAGTTATGGAACCTGAAACAGTTATAGGTCCTGTTTTTATTCCTCTAAAATCAGATAAAGCAACATTACCAGTAGCAGAAGGAGTTGCTGTTGTTAATCCAAAAACAAATTTATCTTCACTTTCATCCCATAAAAATGCCGCATTATCACCGGTTGAACCTCTTTCTATTATAATGCCTGAATCATTTGCGTTAGATGAAGCGCCTCTATTTAAACCTATAATATTATCTGATACATCTAAATTAGTTTGATTAACAGTTGTAGTTGTGCCATTAACTGTTAAATCACCTGCTATGCTTACATCACCTGTAAAAGTTGCGTTGCCTCCTACTCCAAAAGAACCAGCAGAGTATAAACCAAAACTACCATTAACTGTGTTTTGACCTACTGTTAATCTATCTTTAGCTAAAACATTGCCTTCAAAAGTTGCATCACCATCACTAGCAAGGCTTAGCAGCGTTGCATTATTATTTATAAAATTAAAGCCCCTTGTGCTACTATTTAAATTAAATGTAGCTGCTGTATTATTTGATTCTATTAAAAATGTATTAGTTCCTATTATTGTTGTGCTTCCTGTAACTTGTACTCCGCCACTTGTAGTTTCAAACTTTTTTGAGTTGTCATGATAAAGTAATACTGCACCATCATTTATGAACTTAGCCATAAATTCAGCAGTATTATATTTTCTAAATTGTATAGATGATACGGCTTCTATAAATAAATTACCTGTACCTACATCTTGAATAAATGAATTGCTTCCATCGTGTACTAACTGAAGATCATTGCCAGTACCTATTTTTATTCTATTACCATCAGCTAATTTTAAACTATCATCACTATGATCAATTTGAATATATCTACCTGATGTTGCAGTATTTACTAATATATCACCTGAAAAAGTTGCAGCATTTAGAAGACTGGTGCCATCAGGATCTAAATAAAATGCTGTATTAGATTGAGAATAAAATGCTGAACCAAAGTAACTAAAACCACCCAAGTACATATTACCATATCCATATAACCTTCTATTATTGTCTATCTGTAATGCTCTCCAGGCTGAAGGTATAGATGTACCTACTGTGCTGTCTGTACCACCTCCTGATGCATTTTCTGGTTCATCTACGTAAAAAGTAATTGTTTTATCAGTACTATTACTTCCACCCTTAAACTCTATACCTGCTACGTTACCCCAGTTATTGTTTAATGCATTACTTGCTCTTTTATAATTAGTACCATCAAACCTTAAGTTAGTACCAACCCATGATCTCCATACTCCTTGTGTTGTAGAAAATATAGATATATTTCTAGAGTACCCAGCTGCCATACCATGACCACCAATACTAAATAAATTATTACCATCTGATGATGATACAGGGTCTGATTGGAATTGATGATATGTGTGTAGTGCAGCACCTGTTATAGCAACATGACTTGATATTGTTACATCACCATCACCATTAGGATTTAATAGAATATCTGCATTTGCAGCAGAAGAAGTTAATCTTAAATTATTTGAAAAAGAACTAATTCTACCATATTCAGTTCCTGAAGTTCTTAAAACTAGATCACCACCACCTGCGTCTAATCTAATATCATCTGCTGCATCTATTGTAAAATCACCAGAACCACTTTCTGTTAATGTTACATAGTTTGCTCCATCGCTTGATATTGACACAGCCCCAGCAGAAACCTTTAATGGTGTTCTTACTTCTAAATCACCACTACTAAAAGTAGCTCTAATATCTGAAGATTGTTGTACTTGAAGCTTACCATTACTATCGTTATAAATAAACCAAGACGCATTAGCTCCATTTACAAACTGTATATTAGGTGAAGCTCCTGAATTGTCATCTAAAACTATATTACCACTAAATGTAGCCCCAGTTGTTTGAACACCAGTAAGTGTAATCCAATTAGTACCAGTACCTGTAGAGCTTAATATTTGGCCAGATGAACCTGAGTCTCCACTTGAATCTAATAATTTATCTAGTGGTTGTAATTGTGTTGCTATTTTTTTAATTTCTGCCATATTATGATACGTATTGAGTGTCTAAATTATGTCCTAAATGTTCTATAAATACGCTTGCCGTAAAAGATTGATTTGATGATCTAGCTTTAAATGTAAATGTTACTGCAGACCCAGATGATGGAGTTGAAGCAACAACATCAAAAACATTTTGACCTTCATCAATATCTTTGTGGCACTGCCAAGTTCCTCCAACATTTATAATTGAATAAACTATTCTTTGATAACCGCTACCGCCATAACAAGTAAATATATATAATGCAGATGCACCATTACCACTTGCGTTGCCGGTTATTCCCGCAACAACTCTACCTGTTGTTGTTAATGGCAATCCACTTCTATTGCTCCATGATGTTTTTCCACCAGCTCTTATTGCTCCGTTAACATCTAGTTTTGTATTTGTTTGGGGCGAAGTAGTTCCAATACCTAACTTACCAGTAAAATAAGAATCATTTGTTGATGTATTTGCATAACCACCGCCAGCATGAACAATTGCACCATTTGGCACGTCAACTCTACCATCATTTCTAATACTAAATAAACTTGTTCCTAAACTATTACGCGCGATAAACGCATTTGCGGATGTATTGCTTGTTGAGCCATTAACCTGTAATTTTGCACCAGGATTATTAGTTCCAATACCCAAACCTGTGCCATTAAATCTTGCTATTTCACCTGAAGTTCCATTATTAAAAATAAAAGAATTACCAGCCGTAATATTAAAGCCCATACTCCCAGAAGCAGTTTGGCCAATACCAACGTCGTTATGAATACCGCCTTGGTCTTGAAATTTTATTCTATAAAAATCTTCAGAATCAAATGCACCATAAACAGATTTACCAAAGGTTAAAGGAGCTGTAGGGGAAGCTGTAGCAATACCAACTTTTTGATCACCTTTTAATGTCATTACAGTAGTTTCATTACTATGAAAACCTGTAAAATTCATTGTAGTAGTAAATGGTGAACTTGTTGTTCCGGTAACTTCTATACCAAAATTTCCATTTGCTGAATAAGAGTTAGTAGGTCTAAATCTTAGTTCTGCTCCAGTTGTTCCAGAAATTAATCCAAAACCTGTTCCGCTTGAATTTCTAACCTCCAGCTCTCTTTGAGGGGTAGTAGTTCCTATACCAACTTTACCGTCAGAAAGTATACGCATTCTTTCGGTATTATTTGTACCGAATCTTAAATCATTATTCTGTATTTGATATATTTGAACAGCACCATTTTGGTTTAATTGTAAACCTCCGTTTAATCTTGCAAAACCATCAACATGCAATTTTACAGCGGGTGATGTAGTACCTATCCCAACATTTTGATTACTATGCATGATTGCTAATGCAGCAGAATTACCCCCATTACCTGTTTTTATTTGGAAAAAGTTAGTACCTGAACCAAGAACAGCATCATTATCACCAGTTTGATTTAATCGTAATTGTACTGACGAATCACCGTCTATTATATGTAATTTAGATTCTGGGCCATTGGTGCCAATACCAACTCTACCATTATCTAATATATTCATTGACGCAGAATCACCAGTGTTTATTTGTAAACCACCTACTGTCGTATTTCTTTCTATAGAATTAAAACCAATATTAGTATCTATAAAATCTATTGCTTGGCCTGAATCCATTCTAAATCCATTTGCAGCATTCACATGGCCTGTAAAGCTTGAATTACCGCTTGCAATAGTTAACACACTACCTGAACTATTATCTCCAATTTGTGTTGCGCTACCTGTATGTGTTACTATGGCATTACCTCCCCATAATAAATGTTTGCCGTCCGTTAAATTAATATGGTCTGCAACATCTATTTTTTTATTAAAATCCCATGAATCATTAGTTTCATCCCAGAGTATACTTGCACCAGATCCGTCTACAATTAATCCCGAGCCTCCAGATGCAGACTCAGTTTGATTTTTACCAACTGTTATTGTTTTATCTTGCACAACTAAATTTGTAGAGCTAACAGTGTTTACAGTACCTGTAACAGTAAAGTTACCTGTAACTGTTAAATCATCAAATGTTACATCATCAGTTGTTCTAAGATTTTGATTCATTAAATGAACCTCTGTAGCACCTTGTCCTGTATTGATTTGTGTTGCTGTTACGCTACCCGCAAATTCTGCAGCACCGCCATTATTAAATTTAATATTAGCATTACCGCTGCCGTCAATAAATTCTAGTCTATCAATACCAGTATCTTTATTATATTGTAAAGCGTAACCATTTGATGCCCCACTATTTTTACTATAAAGCTGAATTTTAGCATTACCAGTTGAACTATTAATAACACCTAATGTAAGAACAGGTGTATTTGAATTAATAACAATATTGCCACCGCTTGTAACGCCATTTGTGAATGTTTCTGCCCAATATCTATTAGACGCACCTAAGTTACGGTTACCAGTGCCATCAGGTATTAAATTACCTTGAGCCTGTATGTTGGTAGCTGCTATCATTAAGCTACTACTAGATGCTAGTAGTTGGGCATGATTATTTATATTTTTTAATGTGATATAGGCATTAGGAATATTTATAAATCCGCTATTATCTAATTTAAATCTATCAACAGTTGCAGTTTGATCAAAAATTCTAAAAGCATGGTTTGAATCAGTTATAAGTCTAACGTGTCTATCGTCATTTTTTAAATCTACACTAGCTTGGTTAGAGCCGTCATTTTCAATAAATACTTTAGTTGGTGCACCGCTTGATTGAAGATGAAAATCATATGAAGGAGTTACACCAATACCTACCCTACCAACTCTATCTATTCGAAGTCTTTCTGAAACAGAAGATCCAGTATAAAATCTTAACCCAGCCTCGCCGTCATTTGTTTCCGATACAGCGCCAATCCTTGCAGTTTCGCCTCCTATTTCGCCGCCTACAAATGATATATCTGCAATTATAGAATTAATTCCTACACTAGTATCTGTATCTTCTAATGTTATTCTTGGGCCAGTAGCGCTGGCTAAATGTAATTGTGTAGAAGGTGAAGTAGTTCCTATACCAACATCACCAGCGCCGGTAACTGTCATTCTTATTTGATTACTAGTAACAAATCCTAAAGGAAAATTACCATGCTGATACATATTTAATGAATTTGTGCCAGCATAATTAGTATTATTAGAACCGGTTAAAAATAACCCAGGGTGAACTGAATGATTTTGATTACTTTGAAATCCTAAAGTAGCATAAGCATTAGTTCCTGTACTATTATTTTGAATTAATGCTTTTACGCTTGTATTAGTACTACCCAATATGTGTAATTTTTCACTAGGCGAAGTAGTTCCAATACCTACGTTATTAGACGCATTTATATTAATATTATTAGCATTAACACCTTCATTTCTACCTAAACTGAATAATCCATTTTCTGAACTAACATAACCTGTTGTGTCATTATCTGATATTTGTATAAATGCTTTATTATCATTTGATTCAAATACTGCAATTCTATCACTGGATGTATCATAAACATGTAATGGGGAAGATGGACTTGTTGTTCCAATACCTAATCCAGTATTCGTCAAACGCATCTTTTCAGCGTTGTCTGTAACAAATGTTATAAAATCACTAGATTCGTTTCCAGTTATTCTGACACGCCCTACGTTTGCATCTGCATCTGCCCAAGTTATTCTTTGATTATTATCTAATCTAATACTACCTGCTGAAATGTCTAGTTTTTCTTGAGGACTACTAGTTCCAATACCTATCTTACCATCATTTTTAATAAAAAGTCTTGTTTGAGGATTAGCTCCGTTGTCAGTTATAAAATGAAAATCTCCATCATTAGTTCCGTTATACACATAAGCAATCCTACCATCAGCATTAAATGCTCTAAAATCTAAGTTAGCATATAACCCAGCTGAATCTGCTGCTGCATTTAGTATTAATAACCCAGAACCGGCAGTGCCGCCTGATAAGCCGCTACCTGTCAGTACAGTTGTATTTGTATTATTAAGATCAACTGTTAATGTCTTAGCTGGAGTATTATTTCCAATTCCTACATTACCTAAAAAAATTGCATTGTTATTACCCTCTAGTCTTAATGCTGTAGACATTGAAGAGCCATCATATGTTTGGAAGGATAAACTATAATTATTAACTAAACCTTCTATAATTCTAGCATCACCATTTTGCCATTGTATACCCGCTCCGCTTTGTAATTCTATACCATTCCATCTTAAATTGGTACCACTACCTTTACCTAAAGATCCACCACCATCTGTACTTGGCATCAAATCACCACCTACTGCAATATTACCTGCAAAAGTTGACGTACTGGTCCCTAATGTAAGCTTTGTAGAACCTGCTCTTTTTAATTTTAGGTCTCCGCCCACGACATCTAATGAGTCATGGCCGAGTAAAGAATAGTTGGAATTATTAAAGTACGACTGTACTCCATTCAAAAACTTTCTCGCCATACGGTTATTTTATTTTATTTTTTAAGCTACTCTTGTAACTAATACTGTAATGTCTCCACTTGCTGGAGCCGCCGCGAATGTTAAGTCTACTGTATTTACTGTTGTTCTAACTACATCAGCATTAACAGTTTCATAGCTACTACTATCAAATAGTTGAACAATAACATTTCTTGAGTTTAAGTTATGTGTTACTTCAGCAGTTGTTGCACCGCCTACAGTTGTTGAAAAACCTAAGTTAACAGTACCAGAAGCATTTGGAATAGTTGCTGTTCTATCTGCTGTAGGATCTTCAATTGTAAGTTTAGTTTCAAAATCATCAGCAGTAGCACCTTCAAATAATATTGTGTTATTTTCTACAACTTGTACAGTTTCATTTTGTATTGTTTGTGTTCCAGAAACTTCTAAGTTTGTTACTTTTAATGTACCTGTACTAGGATTATATTTAAAATCAGCTTGTGATTTACCTGTTTGAGCACCTGTAGCATTTGTAACAAATGTAACAAATCTATCAGCATTTGTAGTATCGTTGCTTATTGTTTGTTTTGTATCAGTATTTGGCGTAGATACAGAACCGCCTAATGATATATCTGAACCGTTAATAGTAATACTAGAATTTGCTAAATGTACGTTATCAACAGAACCATCAGTATAATGTTCTGAGTTTAAAGCGTTATCAGCAATCTTATCGCCATCAACAGCGTCATCAGCTAATTGTGCTGTATCAACACCGCCAGTTGCAATTCTTATTCTAACTATATCATCGGTAGTAGCACCTTCAATTTTAATACCAGTACCGTCAAATAATTTTAAAGTATCATTATTACTGTCCGCTACTAAATTTTGAGTTGACGCAAAAGTAAGTGAGCCACTGTGTGCTGGGTTTGTAGCAACTGTTTTAAATATATTCTGAGAAGAACCTTTGTCTGTATTTGTAAATGTTAAATCATAAGGGTCACTATCAGAACCAGTAGTAATATCTGTCCAATCAATATCAATACCGCCGCCCTCAACAAACTTAACTTCTTTGCCATTGTTTATTGTAACTTCAGTGCCGTCTCCATCTTCTAATTGGAACGCCATTGCAGCAGCACCTGTAATTGTAATAGCACCACCTGATTCAGATAATGTTATATTATCACCACCAATTAAATTTAATGTTTCAGTAGAGCCAATTGCAGAACCATCTGCTTGAACAGTTCTAAATGTGTTTGTATCTCCTGTAAGAGAAATCCAACCGCTATTAGTACCGTCAGTGTTATATTTTATAGTGTTCGTCCCAGTGTCATATATTATTTTACCTTCTACGTTTGATGCAGAGGCCTGGGTTGTTTTATGTAAGATTGCGTTTTGCAGCTCTGATACATTTCGTAAGTCTAAGTGATTTAAAAATGGTATTGCCATAATTGTTTTAGTTTAAGTATGCGTAGCCGCTTTCAGCAGCCGCTAAAGTTATTGTTATAGTATTGTTGTCATTGTATTTTACACCAGCAAATGCGCCTACATTTTCGTAAACTTCGTCACTACTTGAAAATTTAATACAAACATCAGGAAATGTGTCTAAGTTGTGATTTATTGTCCAAGTATTTGAAGCTGAATTTTGATGATGTATAAAAAGTCTTTCTTTTTTAATAAAAGTTTTTAAATCCGCAACCTTAAAATTTTTAGTATTTCCAGTTTGCGAATCAGTACCTAGCAGCTTGTCATTCTCATGAATAACAGAATCTAAAGCTATATTTTTAATTCTAGGCATTTATTTTTTTCGTATTTTTTCAACCGAGCGTCCACCAAAGTATGCGCCGATTACTGTTATAAGGACAATTTGTAATAGGTCTGTCCATTTATCCTCTACTTCAAAAGCAATAGAACCAGAATCAATAAAAACCATTAATACAGTACTTATAATTAAAAATACTAATACTAACGGTCTAACTGAACGAGTAAGCCAGTTACCATGCTCAAGATCTGCTTTCCATCTTTCAGTAACATTCTTTTGCATTTCTTTTTCTGCTTCTATAAATATTTGCGTCATTTCTTTTTCGAACTCAGCTTTTTCATCTTTAGTTCGAATAAACTTATCAGCAACACCGGCAAGCTTGTCTACAACTGCGCCGCCGGCGTTACCAAATAATT